GTCTACGAGCTGCACGAGAGCGCGCTCGTTCACGAGGCGCTGACGCTCCTCGGCCCCAAGCTCGGCCTCGTGCCGGAGCAGGTGCCGGCGCAGGTCGCGGACGCTCAACCACCGGAGGCGTGACATGATGATGCAGCTTTGGCCGCTCGTATCGTTCCTCGCGCTGCAAGGCGGCGCGGTGATCTGGTGGGCCTCGCGCATGTCGTCGCAGCTCGACGCGCTCAGCACGGGCCTGGCGAACGTTCGCAGCGACATCGCCGATGTCCGAAAGGACGTGGCGGATCTGCGTAGCGACGTGCAGAACCATGAGACGGCCATCGCTGTCATGCAGGCCGTGAGCAAGGCGCAGATGCGCAACGGCCACGGCTGATATGCCCGGCCCCCAGCTATCCGTCGAGGAATGGCTGGAGGCCGGTGCGCCGTTTCCTCCTGATTCGTCGTCCATGCTGATCGCCACGATTCAGATCGACGACCCGCCACCGAAACCGAGGCCACGCCCGCCCATGGACGCCCCGCCCGCTCCCGAGCCGACGCCCGCGCCAGCGGCCCCAGCAGCCCCGCCAGCGCCTCCGCAGGCCGTCGAGGTGCAGCCGGACCGCTTCGACGTGGCGACGCTTAAAAGCGCCATCCCCGAAGGCTTGAAAGGCCCCGAGGTGCTGGCCTTCGCGACCATCGCATCCCTCTCGGCCATCGCGTTCCGCGTGCTGCCGCGAGCGCTCGACGGCCGCCACGAGGAAGCGATGGCGCGCATCAAGCAGCAGGGCAACCACGCGCCATGCGCGGCGCGCATTGCGGAGCTCGAGGCCCGCGTGGCCAAGAGCGAGACGCTCGTGGTGCCCGGCCTGCCGAGCGACGTGCTAGAGCGGATCGAGCGGCTCGAGAAGGCCGCAAAGCGAAAGGGCGGAACCAGTGCATGAACGCGTGGAGCTTTGGGTGGCGGTGGCGTGGCCGATCTTTTCGGCCATCGTGAACGCGCTGTTTCGCTTCAAGACGCCGGAGCAATGGATGGCCTTCGCCATGGAGCGCCCGCGCCTCGCGGGCCTCGTGCGTTTCTGCTCGGCCACCGGCCTCGACGTGCACAAGGCGCTGAACGCGCTCAAGGACGCCACGGGCAAGGGGGAGCGATGAATGGACTGGTTAGAGCTCTCGCCGTGGCTGGCGTTAGCGTCGTTTGCGCTGGGTGTTACCATCGGTGCGCGGTTGCGTACCACGCAGCAACAGCGCTCGACGCCGCATGCGCTGCCGCCGGCCTGGAAACGTCGGATCCTGAATTGCTCATGCACTGCGCCACGCAGGCGCTGACGACCAAGCGAGCGCTGCGCCACGGCGCATGCGCCGCGCACGTCATGGACCTGCGGCCATGACGATGATCGACGCCGACACGCTCCGGCTCGTCGAGGCCGCCGTGCGCCTCGGCGCGGTGATCTGGCAGTGGCTCACGGACGAGGCGCACGAGCAGCCGATCAGCGCCAGCATGACCGCGCTCGTGCTTCTCATCGACACGCGTCCCGCCGTGCGCGCCGAGCTCGTGGACCGCTGCAACGCGAACGCCGTGTTGCGCCAACAGCTCCTCGACCTCTGCGACGCGTACCGCGATCACTTCCCGTCCCTCGTGACGCTCGAAAAGGAGATCAGCCATGCCACTCGGTAAGGACATCGGAAAGAACATCGCGGAGCTTCAGGCCGACAACGCGAAGAAAGGCAAGGCGAAGGGCGCAGTCGGGAAGAAGCGTTCCCAAAAGCAGATCATCGCCATCGCCCTCGAGGCGGCGCGGGGCAAGCAGTGAGCAAGTACACCCGCCCCGAGCTGCGCGAGCGCATCAAAGATCGCATCATGGCCGGCGACAAGGGCGGACGCCCTGGCCAGTGGAGCGCGCGCAAGGCGCAGCTCCTCGCGCAAGCGTACGAGAAGGCAGGCGGCGGCTACCGCGGCAAGAAGAGCGGCGCGCAAAAGAGCCTCGTGCAGTGGACCAAGGAGAAGTGGGGCACGAAGAGCGGCAAGCCCTCGACGCAAGGCCCGAAGGCCACGGGCGAACGCTACTTGCCCAAGGCGGCCCGCGAGGCGCTCACGCCCGCGGAGCTCGGCGCCACGAACCGCGCGAAGCGCGAGGCCACGAAGCGCGGCGAGCAGTTCAGCAAGCAGCCCGAGCGCATCGCGAAGAAAACCGCGCGCTACCGTGACACGCCCGCAATCCGCATCGCGCGCGAGATGGCAGGCCGCAAGTGACCGCGCGCGAGCTCCCGGCTAAGAAGACGCCCGTGGCCATCCCCGAGCTTTACCTCGCCGTGCGTTTGCAGCTCGAGCCGCTGGTGAACGCGCGACGAGCCGAGCAGGGCAAGGGCGCGGCCTCGGCCGAGGAGCTGCGCGCCGCGACGGTGATCATGCTCGCGCAGATGGCGCTGGAAACCGGGCGCTTCAAGAGCATCAGCAACTACAACCTCGGCGGCATCAAGTGCCCGAAGAGCTGGACGGAGTGCTACCAGCACTTCACGACCCGCGAGCACTTCGCGCCTCCGCAGGCCTCGAAGTACATGGCCGAAGCTCCGGCCGGAACCAAGGTTACGAAGGTCGGCGAGGACGCCGATGGCAAATGGATCCTGTCGTTCAGCGGCCCGCATCCGATGAACCGCTTCGTGGCCTTCGAGACGCTGGCCGACGCCGTAGCGCACCACTGCGCGTTCATGGTCGGCAAGCCCGCGGCCGATGGCTTCCGCGAGGCCCGCTACGTCGAGGCCGTGGACGCGGCCCTGGCGAATGACCCGCTGGCGTTCGTGACCAAGCTCCGCGACAAGGGGTATTTTACCGCCGATCCCAAGGTCTACTCGAAGAACGTGGCCAGCATCGCGCGCGAGTACGCGAAGCTCGTGCCCGACCCCGCGCCCGCGGCGCCCACGCGCCCCGTGGAGGCCCTCGTGAGCCTCGCGGCTACCGTGCCCGCCCCCGAGCCCGAAACGGCCCGTGTCGAGGCGCCTGCGGCCCCTGGCGAGCCTGCGCCCGTCGCGCCTCCCCCGGTGGCCCCGGTCGACCTGCCGCGCATCGGCGAGCCGCTCGCGCAAGCGCCTCGGCCGTGGTGGATTCGGCTCCTCGTGTGGCTCGGCCGCGTGCTCGCACGGCGCCCGCTGCCCTGAGAAAAACCAAAGCGTCGCGAGAAAGTGTTAACAGGCGTTGACACGGCGAACGTGCGTGCGTATAGTCTCCGCATACCGGGAAACGCGATTCCCAAAACGCGCAGGAGACGGCACATGTACAAGCTCGACGAGAAGGACGTAGAACACGCGGAGGCGCTCCGCGCCCTTGGCTGGGAAGTGGAGATCCGCTTCGCCGAGGACGATGCCGATCTCCCCGACTTCGACGACGCCGAGACCTTCGGCTCGGAGCACTGGTCGTGATCCGCGAGTTCGCCGTGGACTGCGTGGTGGGCGCCGTGGGCGCCGCCGCCGTGTGGGCGCCGATCATCGCGCTCTTCTACTGGCTTTGAGCCGCTGCCCTCGTGCGTGCGAGTTCGCTCGTGCGCACCGGGCAGCGCCACAGGGCGATTGCAGGAGAGCATCATGAACGAAGAGCAGACCAAACGGCGCCGCAAGGCGCAAACCGCCGTCGAATTCCAAACGGAGTACGACGATCCGGCCATCGACGACGAAGCCAAGGTGCGCCTCGCGCGCGCCACCATGCGCGACATCGCGACCGGGCCCGTGTGCATCGCGGAGGCCCTCGCCGCCGCGCAGAGCGAGATCACGGACCCCGCGAAGGATGCGGTCAATCCCCACTTCAAGAGCCGCTACGCGGACCTGGCCACGGTGCTCAAGACCGTGCGCCCCGTGCTCGCGCGTCACGGCATTGCGCTCACGCAGACGACCCGCGTCGAGGACGACGGCCGCGTGCTCCTCGTGACGCGCCTCTTGTGGGGCGACGAGGAGATCGTGGGTTACTACCCCGTGCAGCCGACCAAGGCCGACCCGCAGGGCTACGGCTCGGCAATGACCTACGCTCGCCGCTACGCGCTCCAAGCGATCGTGGGCGTCGCAGCCGACGACGACGACGACGGCAACGCGGCCAGTGCCGCGCCGTCGAAGCAAAACGCGGACGAGCTCGCGGCGTTCATCGCCGCCGTGAAGGCGTGCGTGGACCTCGACGCGCTGCGCGCCATGCGCGCCGACGCCTCGCGCCTCGGCGCCGCGGCCTACGCGGCATGGTCGGCGAAGGGCCAGGCCCTCAAGGCCGCAGCAGAGGCGCCATGAACCGCGTTACCGCTAGCGCCAGTGGGCGCCTCCTCCAGTGCTCCGGCCACGTCCGCATGCCGTGGCTCCGCGAAACCTCGGCCGCCGCGCAGGAAGGCACCGACCTGCACGCCGTCATGGAGGCCGAGCGCTACCAGGACCACCCGCGCAGTCTCGCCGCGTGGGACGCCTGGAAGGCGTGGCAGGCCCAGAGCGGCTACGGCGCAGCCGTCTACCGCAACGAGCTCGCCATGGCGCTGAACCTCGAGACGCGCACCGCGCGCACCATCGACGGTATCGGCCATCGCGACTACTCGGCGGCGCTGCCGCACGAGGTGCCCGGCACGGCCGACGCCGTGTGCGAGCTCGTGAAGCGGCACCCGACCGGGGCCGACGCCGTGTGGTGCGTCATTGACTGGAAGTTCGGCCAAGAGCCCGTCGAGGCCGACTCCGCGCAAATGCGCACGCTCGCGGCCATGGTTGCTTGCCTGCACGACGCGCCGCGCGTGCTGGCCGTCGTGGTGCAGGCGCCACCGGACGGCACCGCGTGGGTACGCACGCACGAGTTCAGCCGCGACGACCTCATGGCGCACGTCGACGCCATGGCCGACGCGCTGAACGAGGTGCGGGAAGGCCGCATGCTTTTGCAGCGCGGACCCGAATGCAAGTACTGCCCCGCGGCGCACGCTTGCCCGTCGCAGCTCGCGGCCATGTCTGCCATCGTGGCGCCAGGTGGCCCCGGCCCCATCACGCCCGAGCGCGCCGGCCAGATCTGGGCCGAGGTGAAGCAGGCCAAGAAGCGCCTCGACGCGATCGAGGACGCCTGCAAGGCGATGGCCGGCGCCGATGGGCTTCCGCTCCCCGGCGGCAAGCGCCTCGTGCTCGTGGAGCGCACCCGCGCGAGCATGGACGCCAAGGCCCTCGAGGCCATCGCGCGTGGCCACGGCGCCAGCGACGAGGAGATCGAAGCGTGCCGCAAGGTCTCGACCTACACGACCACGCAAGAGGTGAAGGCGTGAAAGCCTGCGCCTGGTGCAAAGAGAAGCCGGCGCGCGCAAAGAGCGTGACGTGCGGCGACTCGTGCGCGAGGAGCTGGCGGCGCAAGCGCAGGCCGCGCCTCTTCTCTCGTCTCTACGTGAACGCGCCTGCCCTGCCCGCGCCGCTCGTCGAGCAGCCGGTGTCACGCACGGCGGCGCAACTGCTCGCGCAATTCGAAAGAGAGATTGCCGAGCTTGAACGGCTCGTGTCCATTCGGGACCGCATCCGCAACGTCAAAAAGCAACTCGGACTATTTGGAGAAGACCTATGAGCATCGAAGACCGTTTGGCCGCGCTCGAAGCGGCGGTATTTGGCAAGGGCGGAGCGCGCAAGGGCGCAAAGCCGATGACGATCAACATCGACGACCCGAAGTGGGGCGACCCGGAGATCCGCTACGTCCCGAAGAAGTGGGACGGCCCGAGCCCCGCGGGACAGCGCATGTCGCAGTGCTCGGTCCGCTTCTTGGAGTTCCTCGCGGGCGAGCTCGAGCGCTCGGCGGCCTGGAAGGAGAACAACGGCAAAGCGGAACACGCCGAGTGGGACCGTCGCGACATGGCCAAGGCGAAGGCCTGGGCAGACCGCAAGCGGAGCCAGGGCGAGGCAGGGCTCGACGACGAGGACGGGCTCCCGTTCTGACGTGCTAGGCTGGCCGCCATGAGCAAGCTACGCGATCCGCAAGGCGGGCTTACGGCGGCTGGCCGCAAGCACTTCAAGCGCACCGAAGGCGCGGACCTGAAACCGGGCGTCAAAGGCCCGGCAGACACGCCCGAGAAGATGCGGCGCAAGGGGAGCTTTCTCTCCCGCTTCTACGGGCGCTCCGACGTGCCACCGCTGACGAAGCCCAACGGCGAGCCGACGCGATACGCATTGGCGGCCCGCGCGTGGGGTGAGAACGCACCGACGAGCATGGAGGCGGTGCGAGCCCTGGCCGCGAAAGGCCGCACGCTCTTGAAGCGATACGGCGCCGCAAAGGGCAAGTGAGATCGGGCCTCTTCGGAGGCCCTCTCTTGTGCATCATGTGCTAACGAACGTAAACATGACAATCGACGAGATGATCGACCGTGCAGGTCTGACGCGCGTGGAGCTGGCTCGCCGAGCCGGCCTGACGCGGGCGGGACTCTATCTGTGGATGCGCCGGCCCAGCATGGGCAAGGCGACGACGGCCCAAGGCGTAGCGCGCGCCCTGGGTGTGACCGTCGAGGAGCTCTTGCGCGCGAAAGGAAAGAAGCATGGGAAACACGCTGATCGATGAGACGGGACGCCGCTACACGCGGCTACTTGTGGAGGCGCGCAGCCCGGAGAACGACCACCACCGCGGGGCCGCGTGGCTCTGCGTGTGCGACTGCGGGCGACGCATCGCGGTGTCGGGCGGGCACCTGCGCGCCGGGCTCGTGAAGAGCTGCGGCTGTCTCTACGACGAGCGCCGGGCGCCTCACTGCGCGTGCGGCTACATCGGCAAGCGCGGCGCCTGGGTTCCGGACTACCGCTGCGGGCGCTGTTCCGCTCGAGAGGCCCGGCCATGAGCGCGAACGCGGAGATCATCGCCGAGCTTCGGCGCGTGCTGCATGAGCGCGACGAAGCACGCGAACGCAACACCGACCTGCGCACGATTCTGGAGCAGGTCACGCGCGAGCGCGACTCCTACCAGCGCCAGCTCGACGCCATCGGAGACGCCATCGTCCCGGCGCTCGTGCAGCGCATTGAGCCGCGTCTCAGCCGGCATCCCGTAACCGTCATCATGGCCGCGGGCTCGCTCATCGCCAAGATCGGCGAAGCCATCGGTTGCAAGTTCGAGGACGGTGACGACCTGCTCGAAGCCGTGAAAGAGCTGGTTCGCGAATGCAACCAAGCCCGCACCCTCGTCGACCAACTCGGCACCACCCGCGACAAGGCCGAAGCCGAGCTGCGCGACCTGCAACGCTCGACGAGCGAGGCGCTGGCGCAGGCGGTGGAGTGGAAGCGCGAGCGCGACGAGTGGCGCGACAAGTATTACGCGCTCGACCAGACGGCGGGCGAGCTTTGCGAGAGCTGCGGCTGGGCGTTCAAGATCCCGGGCGAGCCGTGCCGCTGCGAGGTTGTGCGCGAGCGCGACGAAGCCCGCGCCAGGGTGGAAACCGTAACCGCGTCGCGGGATAAGGCGGAGGACACGATTATCTCGCTTATCGACCGCGTCGCTTGGTATCGCAACCTTGCGATCTCGCTCGGCGCAAGGCCATCGCAGATGCTCTCGGCGAACGATCGATGGCTCTGCGAGAAAGAGGGCGCGCCGAGGGACTATATCAGCGCTCAGAGCGTCGAACTGGAGGACTTATGGGCGCGCAACGATCGGTTGGTCGAGGACTGCCGCGAGCTGCGCGACCGAATCAAGCTCGTACGCGGTAGTTTCATGGGCGACGTGAACGAGCGATGGCTCGAAATGCTCAATCGTGCGGAGAGTGAGCGCGCCGAAGCGGTCGACATGCGCATGCGGTTGCTGACCAACCCGTTTCTCCGCAAAGACGCTGACCAGCGAACGCGCGAGCAAGAAATCGAATATCTCAAGTACGAGCGCGACTCCGCGCGGACGGTCGCGAACAACGCCGTGGAGGAGATCAATGCGCTGACCGCGGCGCGTTGCGCGGATGAGCAAGCGATCTCCGAAGCCTACCGCCGCGGGGCGGAGGCGATGCGCGAGGCGTGTGCGCGATGGATGTCGGAGCGGGAGGGCATCTCGCAGTGGGTCTATGACGATGCGCTGAGCACCCTGCCGATCCCGGGGGAGCCATGATCACGTACAAGGACTGCCCCGAGTGCGGAGCAAGAAAGATCCACTCAATGGTGAGCGTGTGCGAAGTCTGCGAGACATGGGCTAAGGCAAGCGCCGAAGGATTTCGCCGCGGCGCGGAAGAGATGCGCCTCGCCTGCCAAGAGTGGTGCCGCGCGTGGGAGAACAATGGAGACGCCATCGCCGATGCGCTGGCGGACCTGCGAGTGGAGGACAAGCCATGAGCGCAACACTGCTCGAGGCGCACGCGCGCGAAAAGCTTGGAGAACACGAGACGTGGCGCGTGTTCCGATGGCACAACGAATGGGCGGTCTACACGCTCACCGGCAAGCGTGTGCGATGCTTTACGCGAGGACCGCGCAAGGGAGCGCCAAACTGGAAGACGCCGGGTGAGAGCCGGAGCGTCCACATTACGCACGCGGAGCACGACGACTGGTGCAAGCGATGGAGCCAGCGCACGGGTCTTTGCGCCCGGTGTAGCGGCACGGGCAACGTGTTGCGGCGGTGGAGCCGCCAAACAGGAACAGAGTACAGGCCATGCCCAGACTGCAATGGAACGGGGAAGTCATGAGCCTCCTATGTCACGACAACGGCGTAGGATGCGCTAAGCACGCGCCGTCCATGCGCCTTGTCCTCGCGCCCGGTGCGGCCAGCTGGAGCATCGACGAGGATTGCCCAGGGCTCCGCTGCGTGTGGCCGGCGAGCATCGAGCGTCACACGCACGATGACCCGCGCCTGCTCGACCCGGAGAACGCGGCGCAGCTCCGACGCATGGGCCTGACGTACGCGTGGCTCCTCGACACGAGGCTCCCGATGCGCGGCAGGTTTGCGCTTCTGCGTCGGATCTGGAAGGCCGAAAAGCTGCGCGCAAAGGGCAAAATCGTAGCGGGAAAAAAGGTGGAGATATGAGCAACGCACAATGGCACGACGATCAAAGCGCCGACGAAGCCGCGATGCGCAAGTGGGAGAAAGAACGAGAGCAGGCGCGCAAGCTCGTGGACGCGCTGCGTACCTCGAACATCACGGCTGACGATTGTAAGGCCGTGGAGACGCTGTACGCCGTAGCGGGTCACGCCGGCTCGCACCGCATCGTCGAGGCTATGCGTTACCTCGGCGCGTGGATCAAGGATGCAAAGCCATGATCGACCTCGACGAAATCGAAGCCCGCGCGAACGCGGCGACGCCGGGACCTTGGGCGGTCTACGAAAAGCCGGATCCGTGGGGTTACTGGGCCGTTCAGGATGCCGATGGGAAAGACGTGTTTGACGATGGCAGCGCTGGCGCTGAGTACGGCCAAACGTGCAGCATCGCGGACCGCGACTTCCTCGTGGCCGCCCGCACCGACGTACCCGCGTTGGTCGCTCGCGTGCGGGAGTTGGAGGCGGAACTGAACGAGCTTTGGGCGCGATACAAAAAGCTCGACGAAGAGGACGACAGCCTACGCGAAGCGTTAGCCGGTGCGATGGACGGATGGAGGTGCCGATGAACCTGGACGAAATCCAAGCCCGCGCGAACGCGGCGACGCCGGGACCTTGGACGTATGACGAGGGGTGCGGTTACGTCGAGGTTCCGCCGTGTGGCACAATCGAATTCAAGCCAGGGTGGGAACGCTCGGTGCATTTCCTCGCGCGCGTTCATAACAATCACGTTGAAGGCGAAGACGGCCTTGGCTTTGACGGCGCCTTCATTGCACACGCCCGCACCGACGTTCCCGCGCTCATCGCGCGCGTGCGTGAGCTGGAGGCGGAGTGCGAGCGACAGTCAACGCTGGCCGCCAAGACGTTCAACGCGTTGATCGCGAACGACATCGCGCAAATGCGCGCCTACGGCCTCAGCTACGAGGGCGTGCGTGCGCTGCTCGGAGACTTCGACGACGGCGACATTACTTTCGCCAAGCTCATGGACTTGATCCGCGCTGCGGCGCGGGCGATGGCGGAGGACATGAAGAAATGAGCGGCTACTTCAGCATGACACCAAGCATCATCGACAACGGCGCCTTCAACCATCACGGCGGATCCGCCTCCGTGCGCATCACGTTCGAGGCTGGGCACACTGACGACCGCGATCGGCCGTGCTTCGACGTGCTCGTGCTCGTGGACGACGACCGCCTTGCGATGCTCACGCTGCACTACGAGGCCGCCACGGAGCTTTGCAAGGCGCTGAAGGGCGCGATGAGGGCCGCGCCATGAACACATGGTCCGTCCCGAAGGAATGGTGCCGCCTCAACTGGCAGCCAGGCTATCCCACGTGCTCGCGCTGCAAGCGCAACGAGCGCCAGACGTTGCAGCTCTCGGTGGACGCGAAGCCGTATTGCCTCGACTGCGTGCGCGAGGCGCTCGAAGCGTTGGAGGCCGCGCCATGAAACGACTCGGATTCAAGTGCACCAAGAGCCTTCCAGGTCACCAAGATTGCCTCGTGTGCCATCCTGCGATCAAGGCAGGAAAGGCAAAAGACCGGAGGGACGCGAGGCGCGAAATGCAAAGGCAGGTGAAGCCATGAGCCAACCATCCGGCAGCACCGGAGTGTTGGAGCAGGTAGCCAGCGCCTACATCGGCTCCGCGCTCTTCGACCGCTTGGCCCGCAACGTGGGCACCGAGGGCGCGATCCGCGCCGCGTATCACCGGCTCCTCGCGGAGCAGCACCAGGAGAGGGCGCGATGGCAAAGGAGCACATAACGATTCACCAGCTCCCCGGCAGCAAGACCGTCACGCTCTACTGCGGGCGCTGCACGGGCGCGCTGCACCTGGCGCTACCCGTGCCGGCCTCGGAGCTCGTGGAGGCCGTGGAGCAGTTCAGCGGGCGCCACGGCGCGTGCAAGGCCGAGGGAAAGCCGGTCGGGCCGTTCTAGTTGCCTGCACGGCTGAACAGGCGTAGAAAGACGACGCCCCCGGAACGCGACCAACGCTCCGAGGGCAGAAACCAAACAGCACCGAGAAGCCTACGCGATGCCCGCGTGGTCGTCAACGTGCGCTCGCATGGATGACGTTATGGCAGGATGGTACAAACAGCACACAAGCGAGCTCGCCTCGCTTGAAGCGTTCGCGCAGTGCGGACGCACTCACCTGGTGATCGCGTGGCTTCGCGTGACGCGGTGGACGGTCGACCACGAGAGCGACGAGCTTCCCGAGGCGCTCCAGGCTGACGCGGTGGAGCTCGAGGCGGCCGGTCTCCGTACGACCTTTGCGGCGAGGTGCAAGAAGCTCCTCGACCAGCGCGAGGCGATGGCAGCAAAGCGTGAGTCGAAGAGAGCTCACGTGAGCTCAAGTGAGCTCACATCGGATCACGTGAGCTCAAGTGATCATCAAGACAAGACAAGACAAGACAAGACAACAAAGACCAGAAAGACCAAACCACACGAGATACCGGCCGGCTGGGCGCCGACCGAGGAGCACGAGGCCAAAGCGAAGGTGCTCGGCCTAACGCTGGCCTATCAGGCCGAGACGTTTCGGCTGCACGCCGAGACGCACGCTCGGCTCTGCGCCTCGTGGAATGGAGCCTTCTCGCAGTGGCTCACGAAGGCCGACCCGGCTCGCGAGCCGGCTCACGTCAAGGCGCGTCCCGTCGTCAAAGGCTGGGACGACGGCGACATGATGCTCGGCATTCCCAAGGGCAAAACGTCGTGAGCACCCTTATCGACCTCGACGCAGAGCTTGCGGCCTGCGTCTTCGTGACCTCGATTGCCGCCAAGGCAAGAGCGCAGCTCTTCGCCACCATCGAGCCCTCTCACTTCGCGCAGCAGACCTGCGCGGATTTCTGGCGAGTCGCCAAGGCCTTCGAGGCCGAGGGCACGAGCACGGCCTGGCTTCGCATCGTCGAGGCCCTCCAGGCCAGCAAGGCCTCGCACCCGGCAAGCCGTTCGTGGCGGGACTGGTTCCTGGCCATCCGCGACCAGTCTGCGCCATACCTCGCCCGCGGCGGGCTGACGCCCGACGAGCGGGCCGAGGAGCTCGAGCGCGACCTACGCAACGCGCACGAGCGGCGCGAGATTCGCCGCGTGTGTCTCGAAGGCGCCGCACGCGCCGAAGAGAAGCGCGAGGCCGGCGACGCGCTGCGCGTGGAGCTCGTGGAGCGCCTCGTGCCCCGCACCGTGCAGGCCGACGAGGGCCTGGTCTCGACGCGCGACGCGGCGAGGCAGCTCCTCGAGCGCCTATCCTCGCAGACCAGCGCAGCGACGCCGAGCCCGTGGCCGAGCGTCGACCGGCACGCCCCGCTAACACCTGGTAGCCTCACGGTGCTCGCGGCCGCCACGGGCGTCGGTAAGACCGTGCTCGGCATCCAGTACGCTCGCGCGTGCCACGCCTCCAAGGCGTGGTGCATGTTCGTGGGCCTCGAGATGGGGCCTGACCAGAACCTCGCGCGCGTGGCGCGGCAGGAGTACGGCGTAGAGCACCGCCCCGAGCTCGTCGTCCCGACGCTACGCGCCCGGGCCTATTCGGAATTGACGCAGGCCATCGCGCGCCTCGTGAACGATGGCTTTCGGTGCGAGTGGGCGTGCAGCCCGGTGCAGAGCACCGAGCACGTAACGATGCGCGCCAAGCTCCTCGCGGCACGGCTGGCCGAGGAGGGCGAGCGGCTCGGCCTCATCGTCGTAGACTACCTGGGCATTCTCTCGCCGACCAGCGAGGACACGCGGCAGCGCCGCGAGCGCCACGAGCTCTTCGGCGAGTACGCGCTGCGGCTCAAGCTCCTCGCGCGTCAGCTCAAGGTGCCCGTCGTCGCGCTGGCTCAGCTCAACCGCGAGGCCGAGAAGGCCGGAACAAAGGCTACACGCGGAATGATCGGCGATTCCTATGCCATCCTGCGGCACGCGGATAACGTGCTCATCCTCACCCGCCCGATCCCGGGCACCGAAAGCGAGGGCGCAAGTGAACCGCGCCTCTCGATTCAGAAGGCGCGCGAAGGCTCGCCAGCTTGGTTCACGCTCACCTGGAACGAACAGCACGAACGATACGAGGGGCCATGATTGACCTTGGAAAACATCACTTGAACCGCATCGACGCTATCGCAGCAGCCACGAAGGAAAGCGACGTGCTCGCGCGTGCGCTCCTCGAGCTCGGTCCGACGCCGAGCGCCGGGGCGCTGACCGATTGGCTTTGGCAGGAGAGCATCCGATGCGGGCTCGAGAAGCGCAGCGACTTCCGCGACAAGGCCGCAGCCGTCAAGGCGTGGCAGGCCGTCGAGGTGACGCCATGACACGCCGCATTCTCGCCGAGGATATCCACGTTCCGAGCTTCGCGCACGACGTGCCAGGCGGCTACCCGGTGCAGGTCGAGACGAGCCCCGGCCTCGGCTGGGACATGGTGATCCACGTCTTCGGCCCGCACATGAGCAGCCCGCGTCCCCGCGTCACGAGCCGCGGGACCTTCATGCCGGCCGAGTACCGCAAGCACTGCGAACGGCTCGGCGCCTCGCTGGCCTACGCTCGCGGGCTCGTCGAGGCCGAGGGCAAGCCCTGGCGCCCCGGTGCGCCGATGCGCCTCGACCTGGCGTTCTGGGGCGAGCGCCAGTGCGGCGACATCGACAACCTGGCAAAGACGATCATGGACGCCGGCCAGCTCCACCGAGGCGAAAAGCCGGGCGCGGAGCTTTGGGCCAACGACCGCCAGATCCGAAGCCTCTCGGCGGACTGGATCGACGTTGAGGACGACGCGGCATGGTGCCAGCTCGTCGTGCGGGTGCGCATGCTGCCGCCGCCGTTGACCTCCGGAAGCCCGATTGCGGCGCCGAGGATGGCCCGTAAACGAGTCATTCAGACGGGAACGGGCGACGACCCGCCGAAGCGCCGAACGGCCCGTAAAACGGCAACGGAGGGCCAGCAAACCACACGCAAGGGGAAAACCAGCGTATGAGCGAACCCATGGGCTCATTCGCCGAATGGAAGTGCAGCGAGTGCGGGCGGCTCGAGCTCGCCGAGACGGTGTGGAACCAGAGAGCCCGCGTCCCGCGCTGGCCGATCGGCTGGCGCATCGTCACCGGCGAGACGTTCGCCCGCGTCGTGTGCCCGCGCTGCGTGGACGCGACGGCTGAAGCGCGCTAGGCCGTGCAGGCGAGCGGAACAGGATTCGACCCCGCCGCCGCTCGTTGTGCCCTCCTGCGCAACCCCGCCCGGTGTGTCTCCCTCGGCGCATCGGGCGGGGCCTATTTGGGCGCCACTCTACATACGCGCGCGCGCGCGATAGAATCTATAGAAGGATCGAAGATGGAATGGTTTGGAGATAGAGAAGAGAGAGTGTGAGAGAGAAGGGAAAGAACCTTTTGCAAATGCGAGAGCGTGCTAAGGGAACGGAAGACCTCACCAGCTCCGAGGAGACCGCCCAGCATGGCACGCCCTTCGATGTTTACGCCCGAGCGAGTCGCGACGATTCTCGACCTGATTCGACAAGGCAACACGAGGCGGTGCGCCGCGGAGGCCTGCGGCGTAGCGTATAACACGCTGCGTAATTGGGCGCGCCTTGGTCGCAACGGCGACCAACAGTATGCGTCATTTTGGACGGAGCTTGTAAAGGCGGAAGCAGAGGCCGAGGCCTGGCACGTCGCGAACATCAAGCGGCACGCCGAGACCATGTTCGCGGCAAGCGCATGGTGGCTGGAACGGGTGCGTTACAAGACCTACGGCAAGCGAGATGTGAGCTACGAGCGCGAGCGGCGCATGGAGCGCATGGCGAGCAAGATGCAGCTCGAGGAGATCCCGCTGGCAGACCTTGAGGCCATGGTCGCAGCGGAGAAGCGACGGCGAGGCATCCCCCTCGACGTGCCGGCGGCCGTGCAGTGATCCGCGTGCGTCAGGCTCGCGAGAGCGATGCGGCGTACGTGGCCGCCACTGCCTTGAAGCAGGCCGGGCGCTTCGTGCGCCACGTCGACCGCGAGGAGCTCGCGTTGACGGTGCGGGCGCTCCTGAACGCGTCGCACATCGTCGTGGCGTGCTCGGAAACCGACGAGGACACGCTTCTAGGCTGGTCGGCCGCCATCGGCGGCGTGTCGTGGTTCGTGTTCGTGTCGAAGGACGCAAGGCGCAACGGCATCGGCTTGCGCCTGCGCTTGGAGGTGGTTCGTGGAAGTATGGATCAGGCTGGTTTCGGGAGTGCACATCGACGGCCGAATGGCCGAGACGATCAGGGTGCCAGCGGAGCGCGTGACGCTCACGCCGCATGGGGCGCTCGTCAATGACGCCGCGGGCGATGGGAGCACGCTCCTCCCGTGGGCGCGCGTCGAACACGTCCGTTTCCCCTCTTCTCGCGGCCTACCGGAAGCACCAGAGCCGCGAGGTGCTGGGCAGCTTGGAGAGCTTGCTCACGCACCCCTTGGGGTTCGGATTGACGACGGCGACGCCGCTGCAACGGCAGCTAGCGCGCCTGCTCGACGGCGATCCAAGCCTCGACCCGACGCATCCTGACCTCGTGGCCGCGGTCGGCGACGCGAGCGAGCTCGTGGGCGTGCGGCCGTCCGAGGTGACGATCGTTGCGAGCGTGCGAAGCGCAAAGACCATGATGGCCGCGGCCGTCGCAGTACGCGCGACGCAGACGGTCAACATCGACGACTTGCAAGCGGGCGAGATTCCTCGCTTCTCGATTCTCTCGCTCACGCTCGACCTGGCGCAAGTGGCGCACCAGCACATCGCCGGAACCATCATGGCGAGCCCGGTGCTGCGCGATCTGCTCCTCGAAGAGCCCCGCGCCGACTCGGTGCTCCTGCGCAACCCGCAAGGTCGGCCCGTGGAGATCGCGACCATCGCCGGCAAGCGCAGCGGCTCGAGCACGATCAGCCGGTGGAGCGTGGGCGCCATCCTCGACGAAGCGCCGCGCATGGCCGCCGAGGGCGAGGCGGCCGTCAACTTCGACGAGCAGCGCCGCGCGCTCATGGGCCGCATGCGCCCCGGCTCGCAGTTCCTCGCCATCGGCAGCCCCTACGCGCCCATCGGCCCGATCTTCGAGCAGGTGCAGCGCGAGTGGCGGAGGCCTACGCGCCAGCGCGTCGTGGTGCGCGCGCCAGGGTGGGCGATGAATCCGAGCTACTGGACGCCCGAGCGCATGGCCGACCTCAAGGCCGCGGACCCGGACGCGTTCCGCGTGGACTGCGAAGCCGAGTTTGCCGCGCCCGATGCGGCGCTCATCCCGCCCGATGCGCTGGCCTCGGCGACGCGTCACGAGGGCGACCTCGCGCCCGACCCGCTGCGCTCGTACGTGGCCGGCATGGACGCCGCCACGCGCGGCAACGCGTGGACGTTCGTGATCATGAGCCGCTTCGGCGACCGGCGACGCATCGACGTGGCAAAGGAGTGGGTAGGCTCGAAGAACGCGCCGCTCCAGGCCGCCGAGGTGTTCCGCGACATCGCGCGCCTTTGCCACGCGTACCGCATCCAGGCCGTGCATTGCGACCAGTGGGGAGCCGACCCGCTTTCGGAGCTTGCGCTGCAACAGGGCGTGACGCTCCTGCCGCGCATGACGCCGAGCAAAGACCGGTGGGAGCAGGCCAGCCGCTTCCGCACCGAGCTCCTAGAGGGGCGCCTCGAGATGCACCCGCACCCGCGCATGCGGGAAGACCTCCTGCGCGTGCGCAAGGTGGCGACCATGGCCGGCGTGCGCCTCGAGCTCCCGATGGGTGGCGACGGCCGGCACTGCGACTTCATCCCGGCGCTCATGCTGGCCAGCGCCCAGTGGATCACCGACAAGCGCCCCGCACCGCATGAACGCGGCACGGAAGCGTGGTACGAAGCCGAAGCGGCTCGCCTGGAACGCGCAGCCGACGAGGCCGCGCGACGGTCGCAAGCGAAACGGAGATGGTGATGGCGACTCAATCGATCCGATGGTGGGCGCTCGAAGGCAAGGCGGCGCTGGATGGCGTGTGGGCGACCGTGCGCGAGCTCCAAGACGCAAGCGAGACGCGCCTCGACGCCTACGCGCGTTACATCGAGGCCTACGACGTGGAGCTCCCGACGAGCGGAGCCCGTCGCGCCGGCCCGTACCGCCGCGTCGACGAGGAGGTGCTCACGCCAAACAAGTACCGGCGCATCCTCGACACCATCCAGGCCAAGATCATCCGAAACAAGATTCTCCCGCAGGCCGTGAGCACGGGCGGCGACTACTCGACGCGCGCGAGGGCGAAGGGCTTCTCGCTCTTCCTCGAGGGCCTGCTCGCGACCGAGCGCATGGACGAAATCGCAGATCTTGGCGTGCGCGATGCGCTCCTGTGCGGCTTCGCGGCCGTGAAGGTCACGCCGGAGCCGAACCGCGTCAACTTCGAGCGGCTGAAGCCGTGGTGTCTTCACCTGCGCGACGCCGAGTGCAACGGCGGGATGCCGCGGCGCCTCTACTACGTGGACGACTTCGACCGCGGGGCCCTCGCGGACATGTTCCCCGAGCACGAGAGCGCGATCATGAGCGCGCCGATGCCGGCCCAGGTGGGCAGCACGCGCCTGACGAGCACGTACAACCCCGACGCCGTGCGCGTCGTGGAGGCGTGGAGCCTCGGCACCGAGGACAAGCCCGGCCGGCATGTGATCGCCATCGAGGGCTTCGAGCTTCTCTCCGAAGAGTGGACGGACCCGACGTTCCCGGTTGCCGTGCTCCGCTTCTACGCGCCCCCGGTCGGCTTCTTCCCGGTGCCGCTCGCGAAGCTCCTTCTCCCCATCCAGCGCGAGCTTGAGTTCACCGCGGCGAAGCTCCAGCGCACGTTCCGCATCATGAGCTCGGCTCACTTCATCGTGGCGCCCGGCGTGGAGTTCAGCACGGAGCAGATGACGAACGAGCCCGGCACGATCTGGCGCGCGAACCCGGGCCAGATTCAGCCGTTCAGCCCGCCGGCCGTGGCGCCGGATCTCTACCGCTACTTCACCGACCTCGGCCCCATGATGACCGAGATGTCGGGCGCCTCAGCCATGAGTGTGGCCAACCAAAAGCCGGGCGGCGTCACGAGCGGCATTGCGCTCCAGACCCTCGACGACGTAGAGGCCGAGGGCTTCCTGGCCATGCACCGCGCCTTTGCGTCGTGGCACGTCGAGATTGCCAAGCTCGCCATCCGTGCGTGCGCCACCGTGGCCGAGGAAAACCCGAAGTTCGCCGTCCGCGTCATGGGCAAGGGCCGGGCGCAGACGATCCGTTGGCGCGACGTGGCTATGGACGACGACGAGTACGAGATCCGCGTGATGCCGACGAGCCAGTTCGCTCGCGACTTCGCCGCTCGCATCGACCAGGGCGAAAAGCTCCTCCAGCTCGGCGCGCTCACCGTGCCGCAGTTTCGCGAGGTGCTCGACTTGCCGGACCTCCAGGCCGAGAACGATCTGGACCTTTCCGACCTCCAGATCATCGACCGGAACATTGAGGCGATCCTCGTGCGCCAGTTCCCGATCATCGCCGAGCCGTTCGACAACCTCGGCATGATTCTCCAGCGCGGCGTCAAGGCGTACAACCTCGCGCGCCTGAACGACGCGGACCCCGTGGCCCTCGAGCTCCTGCGCCGGTACATCCAGAGCGCGCAGGATCTACAGGCCGCGTCCCAGCCACCCGCCCCGCCCGCCGCTCCTGGCGGCGCGGGCCTCCCGCCTGACCTGGCGCAGCTCGCCGGGCAGGCACCCGCACTAGCCTAGCGGAGTGACACATGATCGAAATGACCGCACCCATCGCCACCGGCTCGCAGCAGACCGAGCAGGCGGCCCAGTTCGTCGGCACCAACGGCGACGACCGCGCAGACCGCCGCAGGGCGGCCCTCGACGCGCTCAAGGCCGCGCAGAAGCCCGCGAAGGCCACGCCGGCCCCGCAGGCTGCACCGGAGCCCCGCCAGGAGGCCGAAGAGACCGAGGACGACGGCGAGCCCGTCGACGAAGCGCCGGCGCTCCTGCGTGGCGCAGAGGCGCAGCAAGAGGCCACCGAGGAGGCCGACGACGAGCCGCGGCTCACGGCCGTGGTGCGCGCGCGCGAGAAGGCGAACCGGATGCGCCGCGAGGCCGAGGCGCAGCGCATGGAAATCGAGCGCGACCGCATGCGCCTCGACATGGAGCGCCGCGAGGTGGAGCAGCTTCGCCGGGCTCGCGAGGCCATCGCGAAAGACCCGCTGGCCGGGCTCAAGGAGCTCGGCGTGGACCTGCGCGACCTGACGGAACGTGCGGCCATGGAGGGCACGCCGGATGCGCAGCTTCGTGAGCTCCGCGAGGCGCTCGAGGCGCAGCGGAAGGAGCTCGAGGACTACCGCCGCGGCCAGACGGCCCGCGAGATGGAGCAGACCCGCGCGAAGGCCGAGGCCGAGTTCTTCGGCATGGCCAAGCAGGAGGAGCAGTTCCCGTTCTTGGCAGCGCGTGCCGAGCTGCACCCGGAGCTCGTGAAGGCGCAGGCCTACCAGCTCCAGGAGCAGTACTACAAGCAGACCGGCAAGGTGCCGACCCTGCAAGAGATTGCCGAGGCGCTGGACTACCTGGCAAGCGAGGAGTATCGTCACGTCAGCGAGCGCGAAGCTCGACGCGGCGCCAGCACTGCCGCGGCACCGGGCAACGGCCCCGCAGCAGGCAAGCCGAGAACCTCCCGCACCCTGAGCACCGCTAGGGCCGGCGAGAAGAGCACGGCGAGCCCGGACCTCCGCGGCATGTCACGCGACGCCCGGAAGGATTACGTGGCGCAGCTCTTCAAGGCCGGCAGACTCGGCGGCTGATTCTCCGAGGCGGGAGACCTCACCACCCTCTCGCCTGTTTCGGAGTCTCACATGGCCGTTTTGGACGTTACTACCGCTACCAACATCATCAAGTTCCTGTACCCGGACTACACGGTTCCCCGTGAACTCCGGAAGGTGAATCCCTTCTTCGCCATGCTCGCGAAGAAGACGAACTTCGTCGGTAAGTCCGTCGAGGTGCCGCTCACGATCAACACCACGCAGGGCGGCTCGGCGCTGTTCAGCGCGGCGAAGAGCTCCAACGAGCTCTCCACGTCCTACTCGGACACCTACAAGACCTTCACCCTGACGCGTAAGAGCGACTACTCGCTCGCGACGATCAGCGGCGAGGCCATGAAGGCCGCCGTCATGGACGAGGGCGCCATGGTCGATCTCTTCCAGGACACCATCGACCTCGCCATGATGACGGCGATGCGCTCCATCGCGCGAAACCTCTTCCGCGACGGCTGCGCCTGGGCGGGCAAGGTCGGCAGCATCGCGGGCAGCGTCGTGACGCTCTCGACGCCCTCGGACGCGTTCAACTTCGACCTCGGCGAGCGCGTTTCGCTCTTCTCGAGCTCGTCGTTCCTCATGGACACGGCGGTCAACAACACCGACACCGTGCCGTACCTCGTCACGGCGGTCGACCGCAAGGCCGGCACCATCACGCTCTCGAGCAGCACGGGCGTTTCGGGCGGCCAGTACATCGCGCGCTTCGGCGACCGCACGCTCTCGACCTCGGACGCCACGGTCTTCACGAACTCCCGCGTGATCACGGGCGTTTCGCAGTGGCTCGCGGGCTCGCAGACCGGCGCGGTCACGGGCGCGAACGCGGGTGCGCAGTTCCAGGCGGCGATCTACGGCGTGACCCGCACGACCGACAAGACCTCGCTCGCGGGTAACTCGCTCGACTGCACGGGCGCGGCTCCGGACGAGGCGATCATCCAGCTCGCTTCCGACATCAACGCGGAGGGCGGCCGTCCGGACCACTGCTTCATGAACCCGCGCGACTTCGCGAGCCTCGTGAAGTTCCTCGGCAGCCGCACGGTCTACGACCGCGCCGTGAGCATCGAGGACGCGGAGATCGGCTTCCAGGCCGTGACGCTCATGGGCGACGCTGGGCCGCTCAAGTGCGTCAGCGACATCAACGTCCCGCAGAGCCAGATCTTCGCGCTCCAGCTCGACTCGTGGGACCTCTTCTCGCTGAACGCGGCCCCGCACATCCTCGACTACGACAACCAGCAGATCCTGCGCGTCTCGGATGACGACGCGTACCAGATCCGCATCGGCTCGTACGCGAACCTCCGCTGTCGCGCCCCGGCCTTCAACGGCCGCGGCTTCAACTACCTCGCCACCACCACCTACTGAGAGGCAACCCAGATGGCCGCCCGCTCTTTCGTTCAGCTCCTGGGCGCCGCCGATCCGGGCGTCGTCCTTCTCGGGTTCAGCTTCGCCACGAACGGCGCAAGCGACCCGGTGGCCTCGACCATCACCGGCCGAGGCGTGGCCTCCGTTGTCCTCGCGGCAACGGGCGTCTACACCATCACGCTGCAGGACGTTTACCCCTCCCTTCTCTCGGCCACGGCGAGCCTCCAGCTCGCCAGCGCCGACGACAAGGTGGCGGCGAACATCGGCGCCGTGGACCTCAACGCGAAAACCATCCAGGTGCGCCTCTACGACCTGAGCTCCGCAGCTCTCGCGAACGTGGCCGCCGCGACGGGGAACCGCGTCAACGTCACGCTCGTCCTTAAGAACTCGCAGGTCTGACCATGAAGAAGCCCGCGCTTCTCATCGCTCTCGGCCGCGGGCCGAAGGGCGAAATGGACGACGAGGAGGAGGCCCCGGCCTCCGAGAACTACGCCGAGGAAAAGAAGGCACTGGCCGCGGACGTGATGTCCGCGATCAAGAGCAACGACAAGGAAGCCTTTGCGGACGCTCTCGAGGCGTTCGTGATGGCCTGCTCGGAGTAAGGAAATGGCACGCAGTCGAACGCTTGGACAAATGCGCTCAGATGTTCGGCTGCGTGCCGACCTCGTTGGCAACCAGTTCGTTTCGGACTCGGAAATCAACGAGTACATCAACCAGAGCCTCGCGGAGCTTTACGACCGGCTGATCGGCTCGCGCGGGCAAGAGTACTACGCGAAGGAGCAGACCATCGCGACGACGGGCGCCGAAACCTACGCGCTCCCGGCGGACCACTACCAGACGCTGTACGTGGAGCTCGATTACGGCGGCTCGCGCATGCGCCTGGGCTCGTACTCGTTCCACGAACGCGCGATGCTCCTCGGCACCAGCACGCCCAACCCTGGCGTGCCCGCGGCCTTCCGCATCATTCAGGACAACCTGAGCCTGCTTCCGGCCCCCACGGGCGGCTACACGGTGCGGCACTGGTACGTGCCCGCGTGCGTTCGACTTGTAAGCGATTCTGATACGTTCGACGGCGTGGACGGCTGGGAGGAGTACGCCGTGTGGCGCGCGGTCGCCTACGTGCAGCAAAAGGAGCAGGTCGATCCCTCTTTCGCGCTCTCGTTCGTCACCACGCTCGGCCAGCGCATCGACCGCCTGGCGCCGTTCCGCGCCACGCAGAATACCGAGCGCGTGACGGACGTTTACCGCGGCAACTACTACGACGCCGACCCCTCGCGCTTCCTGCCGCGGCCATGACGACGCGCATTCCTGGGCGCCCGGAGCTCGTCGGCACGGTGCCGCGGCAGCTCCAGACGACGCGCCCGCGCGTGCTCCAGAGCGAGGATGCCGCGATCGTCGACGCGCAGCGCGTCACGCAGCAGATTTCTCAACGCACGAACCTCGCAATCGGGCGCGTCAATCAGATCCTCGAGACGCCCTTCGGCGAGGGCCAGACGCTCGTGCGGCCCGTTGGCAACGGCCAGTTCACCGAGCTCCTCGCGCTGAACGTCGGCGCCAACGTGATCCCGCACACGCTCGGACGCCCCGCGCAAGGGTTCGTGATCGTCGATCTGCACGGCGCCCCGACGCGCAGGCTCGGCGCGTTCTACTCCGACGTGACGCAGCCGCCCGCAGGCAAGGACACACCTACGCCGGTCTACTGGAGCCACACGACGATCTCCGAAGGCGTCTCGTGCGCACCGGGCGACTACCGCGTAATTTGCGACGTGGCCGGCGTCTATGATTTCCAGTTCTCCCTCCAGGCGGACAAGCTCACCGGCGGCAGGGCGCTCCTCTTTGTGTGGTGTCGCATCAGCGGCACGGATGTGCCATGGAGCGCCTCAAGACTGGCCATCCAAGGCAACGACGACGAGCAAGTGCCCGCGTGGGACTTTATGCTCACGATGAACGCAGGCGACTCGTTTGAGCTCTACTGGGCAACAGACGACACGGACATTGAGCTAACGGCCTACGGCGCCACTGCATTCTGTCCCGAGACGCCCTCGGCGCTCCTCACCGTGACGGGCCCCGTAGGCCCGATCCTGACGCATGTGGAGCGCACGCGGGGGCTCGACGAGCAAAGCATTCGGATCGACGCGTCGATCCCGTGTCAGGCCAAAATTTGGGTATGGTGACGCCATGGCAGAGCAGAGCAAACCCGGGCAAGGCGTGATCGTGCGAGCCGACTTCGGCGGCGGCATTGATGAAAGCATGGACGCATGGCGCGTCCCGCCGTCGCAGCTCTCGGACCTCCGCAACGGTCGGCTCGAAAAGGTCGGCAGCGTCCGCAAGCGCACGGGCTATCAGCCCATCGACCCGCCAAAGCCGAGCGGAGGCAGCGCCAGCGCCGGCGAGCCCATCGCAGCATTCGCAGCCGCCGCGCAGACCGTCGTGGTCGATCGCGCGCGCGACAGCTCACTCGACGACTGGAAGCACCTTTTCCCGACTACGCCGCAGCGCATCGCAAATGAAAGCGGCTACGTGGCTCGCCAGTACACGCCGAGCACCACGCCCGCCACCAACGGCTGGACGACAACGGGCCCCGCCTCCGACGTGATCGGCGACGTGTTCGTGCTCGACGGCAACGCGGGCGACATCGACGAGTGCGTGGACTACGGCGCCGCGGAAAACTTTGTGTTCGTGGTCAAGGTCACACGCTCGAGCTCGGCGGCGTCGGCCTCCACGTTCACGCTCTCGCAGTACGATGCCACGACCTTCGCGCTCGTCTCGGAGCTCTCGCAGACCTTCGCAGGCGGCGCCCCGGGCGCCAACGCCGCGCGCATCTACCCGAAACTCATCGTCTACCCGAGCCTGAACCGCATCGTGGTTGCCATCGCGCACAACCACCTTGTGAATAAGGCGCAGGCCGTCTTTCACCTGTACTCGTACGGCGCCGCCGGCCTGGCGTTCGTGACCACGCCAGCCGTTACCCCCGTGCAAAACGCCGTCGACCATTTCGACGTGACGGCCTACGCGACGGTTCCCGAGCAACGCTACCGCCCCGCGTGCCCGTGGGACGTGTGCAAGGTCGGCACCGATGGCCTCTTCCTCGCCACGTTCGATACCGGCGTTGGCACGCGCACAGAGCGCTTCACCGTCTCGGCAAGCACGATCACTTCCACGGCGCAGGTCGACCACCCGGTCGGCATCGGCCCCTTGCAAGCGCTCAGCATCGCCGAGACAAGCGCGGGCGTGGCCCTCGTGGGCTACCACAACCCGCTATTCAATGCGGCGCTCACGCCGCCGTACCAAGCCGGCAACTACGGTTGCCCGATGGCCACCTACGACGCGACGACGTGCGCGCTCGTGGCAGCAAACCTGTTCCCCATCACGATCTCGGTTGCCGGTTCGGTCGCCATCCCGGGGCGCCTGACAGTCGGCGAGTACCAAGCGCAAGACGCCACCGAATCGCGCGTGTGCGGCTTCGTCGAGGTGCTCGAGTACGCCACCGGCTTCATTTACGCGCACCGCCTCGTGCGCGTGGGCATGGGTTTCGGCAACGTGACCGCAACCGACTCCACGACCTTCAAGAGCTACGCGATTCCCGCAGGCCGGCTCTTCTCGCTCACGTACCACCCCACCGTGCCGAGCACGGATCGGCGCCCGCTGCGCCTGCCGCTCGTCGTGGGCGCGTCGCAGCAGACGTTCCTCGGCCGCGTGGCGCTCTCAAATGACCCATATACGGAGTATGCCGGCAACTATTCGGGCGTCATTGGCACGCAGCTCCTCGTGGGCACCGAGGAAATGACGCTTGGGTGCGTCAACGGCCCGGTGCAGACCTACGCGCCGCGCCTCCAGCCGTGCCCACCGCCCTCGGCATTTCTCAGCCAAGGCAAATGGTGCGTGCCGCACCTCGTGGCGCTCGACGGCGGCAGCGGCTTCGGAATCGCCATGGTGCGCCTCGCGCAGCGAGCTCCCGGCGACGTACAGCCGAGCGCCTACGCCACGCTGCCCATGTTCCCCGCGGGCGTGCTCCAGCAGGCGGACGGCGAGCGCTTCGCCGAGGTCACGCTCGTGGACCGCCCGATCATCGGCGCCGTGGTGGGCAGCAACTCCGGCACCGCCAACGACTTCACGCAGGGCGACTATCTAATCCAGTGCGTCGCCAGCTACCGCGACGCGTACGGCAACGTACACCGTTCGACGCCATCGGACCCGTACCGCATGGTGTCCGTGGCCTCGCCGCTCACGTCGCGCACGTGGACCATCTATTTCGGCTACCAGAGCTACACGAACCGCAACGATGTGCAGCTCGATTTCTACGTGACCGAGCCCAACGGCACGATCCTGCGCTACTGGTTCAGCGTGCCTAACGTGCTCTTGAGCGTAGGCTGGGCGTCGGTCGCGCGCTCGGACTCGGCCGTGTCCGGCGGCACGGGCCTCCCGCCGCTCGACGCGCCGACGCTCTACACCACGGGTGGCGTGCTGCCGTACGTGCCCGTCCCGTCGTCGCGCTTCGCCGTGCTCTTCAAGAACCGACTCATCGTCGGCGGCAGCGACGACCGCCGCAGCATCTACTACTCGAACGCGCCGCTCTCCTATCAAGGCGCATCGTTCGCCGTGGGCAACGTGCTGCGCATCGAGCACGAGACGGGCGCGACGGCCGCGGGCGCCCTTGGCGACAAGCTGATCCTGTTCACCGAAAATTCGGTGTGGGCCATCTTCGGCCAGTTCCGCGACCAGACCGGAGCCGGCGACGCCATCAGCGAGCCCGAGCAGATCCACGATTACATCGGCTGCACGCAGCCGGCCTCCGTCGTCAGCGTGTCCACGGGCCTGATCTTCTTCGGTACGGACTCCCGCTTCTACCTGATCGACGACCGCCTCGGCCTCGTGCCCATCGGCCTCCGCGTGCAGACGCTCACCCGCGAAAGCATGCTTGAGCGCTACGACGAGATCCAGGCCGCCGTGCATATCGAGGGCGAGCGAGAGGTGCGCTTCTTCATGCGCGAGAGCGCAAGCGGCTCGATCGGGATCCTGGTGTACAACTACCAGGTCGACCAATGGTCCCTCGACCGCGTGACCCTGACGAATCAACCATTCATCGGCTCATGGGGCGCTGCGTGCTGGTCGCCGAGCTTTGGCACGCTTGCCGTGACGAACGGCGATTGGGTGAAGGACGATGGCTCGACGTGGACGGACGGCACGGCGTGGATCACGCTCACGGCCTCGACCGCGTGGATCCAGCCCGCCGGCACGCAAGACTATTCGCGGTTCCGCTACGCGCAGGTGCTCGGCCGCTCGGCCGCCGACCATAACCTGACGGTCACGGTCAAAGTGGACTTCGACGAGAACACGACGGTGGCCACCGGTACGTGGACGGCGGCGCAGCTCGCGCCCATCGCAAGCACGGTCTACCCCGAGCAGGTGCGGCTCCAGGTCGGCACGCAGAAAACGCAAGCCGTGAAGATCACGATCAACGACGCGGCGCCTACTGGTGCTACAAGTGGGCAAGGCCCCCAGCTCGTCGGCCTCGCGCTCGAGATGCTGCCGCTTGGCGGCATGCGGCGCCTCCCAGACGTTCGGAAGAAGTAGGAGAAACCGATGGCTGATTTCCTCGACATCGTAACCGCGCCGGTTCGGGCAATTGCCGGCGCGTCTGCGCCGAAAGAGCGCAAAATGGCGCGCCAAACGGTGCTCGGCGTCGGCGAAATCGGCGGCGACCCCGGGCGCGTGGAAGACGAGTACCAGCGCCGATTGCGCGAGCAACTCGCGGCGCGCCAGCGCGAGCAAGAGGCCGTGCTCTTCGACCAGCAGCGCCAGCGCATCCTCGGCGCCATGCAGCCGTCGACCATGGCGACCGAAGCAGCGCGCGAGCAAGCCCGCGAGGCCGGCATGGCCACGATGGGCGCCGCACGCTCCCAGATGGGCGTGGCAGGTACGCAGACGGCCGCCCTCGGCGCCCTGGGCGCCGGCCAGGCGCAGCAATACGGCATGGCCGAGGCTCGCCAGGTGCAGGCGCAGGAGGAGCAGCGCAACGCGCTCGCGCAAGCGCAGCTCGCCGAGATGCTTCGCCAGCAGGAGCTGGCGCGCATGGGCCTCGAGCGCGGCGACATCGCGCAGGCGCTCGGCGCACAACGCGCGCTGATGATTCCCGAGCTCGAAATGCAACAGCAGTACGCCGCCGCGGAGGCCGAGCGTGCCCGCCGCCGACAGGCCGCCGGCGCACAGGCGCTCGGCGCTCTCGGCGCGGCCGGGTATGACGCGTACGCGGGCTACCAAAAGGCCCAAGAGGATGCCTTGAAGAAGGAGCTCGGATTCTAATGGCACGCAGCCCCTACGAGATGACCCGAGCCGCCGGCTTCCCGATGCCGGCCGCACCGCAGCAGCCTTCGGCCAACGTGCCGCCACCCGGCCTCGTGCCAGACGAGATCCGCAGCATGATGGAGGAGGAGGCGCGCAACAAGGAAGCGGAGCGCGCGGCCTACCAGGAGCAGATCGGCGCCCTGCGCAACCTACAGGCGGGCGCCACCGAGCGCTTCGCCGCGGCCCGTGCGCCACAAGAGGGCGCCCTCGGCGTGCTCGGCGAACGTGCGCAGACGCTCGAGGGCGGCGCGGCCATGATGCAAGGGCAGGCCGCTCGCGAGCAAGCGCAGGCCCGCGCTATGCAGGCCCCCGGCGCCATTCTTGGCGGCCAGATCGGCGCTGCGACGGCGGAGGGCATGGGCGCGCTTGAGCAAGAGGCCGCAGCGCGTCAAGCGGCGTACCTGCGAGGCGTGCAGCAGCTCGGCGCCGGCCTTATGAGCGAGGCCGAGGAGCGCCGTCTTATCGAGCAGGAGCAGATCCGCGACATGCAGGCGCGCTTCCTCGCGGCGCAGCGCATCGCGGCAGGCCAGCAGGAGCGCGCGGCGGCGTCGCGCCAGCAGCAAATGGGCGCCATGTACCAGCTCGGTGGAACGATCCTCGGCGCCGCGGTCGGCGGCCCCACCGGCGCGGCCATCGGTGGCAAGGTCGGCGGCTCTCTCGGTTGAGGTAACACATGGCAAACGGTTTCATGTCCCCCGTACCATCGCCGCTCGACTTCGATCCGACGCGCGGCTACTCGCCGACCATGCCGATCCTCGGCGCGGGCCCGATGGCCTCGACGATGCCGGCGGCCGGTCCATCCATGTCCGTGCTCGGCGCGGCCCCGGTCGACCTCGCGGCGCTCGAGCTCCCGCGACCGGGCGAGGCCCGCGCCCCGATGCCGCCGCCGGCCCCTCGCGCCGTGCCCCTTGCACCGGCCCTTGCGCAGTTCGGCATCGGCGCCCCGCCGGCCGCCCCAACGGAGGCCCCTGCCGGCCCCGTAACGCCTCCCGCAGCCGCCGCCGCCCCTGCGCCAGCCGCCGCGCCCCAAACGCGCGCCATGGCCCGCCCAGGCGCCGCAGCGGGCGGCGTTCCGGACTCGTTCATGGGCGTGGACCTGACGGGCGCAAAGAAGGCGCTTGCGGACTACCAGCGCGAGCTCCCGACCACCGAGATCGGGCGCATCGAGTACGGCGTGCGCGCAAAGGCCGCGGACATCGCGAAGGGCACCGCGGCGCGCGTCGGCGAGGAGCAGGCCGCGCAGGTGCAGACGCTCGAGCAGGCGCAAGAGGCCGAGCGCGTGGCGCAGGCCGGCCAGGCCGAGCTTGCATCGCAACGGGCAGAGCAGGCGCGCATCGAAGAGGAGAACGCGGCCATCGAGCGCGAGCGCCGCCGCCAGCTCGTCGAGGAGACAACCTCCAAGCTCGACGCGGCAAACAAGGCGCTCGACGAGTCGAAGATCGACATCGAAGCCGCTTACGGCGGCGCCGCTGGCCGGATCTTCGCGGGCCTCGCCGTGGCCCTTGGCTCGTTCGGCGCATCGCTCACGGGCGGGCCCAACTACGCCATGCAGCTCGTGAACCAGCGCATCGACCGCGAGATCGACGCGCAAAAGACGGAGCTCGAAAAGAAGAAGGGCAAGGTTACGCAGCTTGGCCAGCTCCTCCAGCGCAACGAGGCGCTCCTCGGCGACGCGGAGCAGGCGCGGCGGCTCGCGAAGGCGCAGACGCTTAAGGCCCTCGCCGACGACGTGGAAGCGCGCTCGAAGGGGCGCGCGATGGCCCCGCAGCAAGCGGCAGCGCTGCAAGACCTCCGCAGCCGCCAGGCCGCTACCATGAGCGAGCTCGAGATGGGCGTGGCGCAGACCACTGCGGCGCGGCAGATGGTCGGCGCACAGGAGCGGCAGGCCGCGCGCATGGCCGCTGGCGCCGCTCGTGCCCAAGCCGCAAAGGACGCCCGCGAGCTCCAGATGTTCGCGGACAAGGAAGCGATCAAGGCGACCTTCGCAAACCGTGGCCCCGAGGCCGCGGCAAAGCTCGCTGATCAGACATCGGCGCTCGCAACGAAGCTCATCGACAAGGACTTTTCGGCCGCGGCGGGCAACTACCTGGACATCGCGTCGCAGGTCGGAATCGACCCGATGACCGGGCAGAGCACGGGCAAAGATCCGCGTGGCCTCGGCCTCGTGAACCTCGGCGTGCTGACGCCGGAAGGCCGCATCAACCGGCAGGCAACGGACGCGCTCGCCGAGCGCATGGCCAAGAGCTTCGGCGGCGTCGTGACCGACAGTGACCGCGAGGCCGCGCGCAAACTCCTCAAGGGCGCGGGCACGGTGGAGGACATCCAGCGCGGGATCTACGCCTACGGCCAGGCCATCGGTCGCAACATGCGCACGCTTCAAGCCGGCAACCCGGTGGCCTACGACACGATGGCCGAGCGCATGCCGCTACTCCGCGAGGCCGCGGCCATCGGCCAAGCCCGCGACGTGCAGCGCGCCGCAGGCTTCAAGGCGGTGCGCTAATGCCTGACGTGTTCGTCCGCACCCCAGCCGGCGAGATCCTGCAAGGGCCCGAGGAGAACCTCGCGCAACTCCAGGCGTCGGTGCCGGGCGCCGTCCCGCTCACGCCGCAAGAGGCGGACGCCGAGCTTGCCAAAGCGCGCATGCGCGAGGAGGAAGGCGGCCTAACGGGCGCGGCCAAGCAGTTCGTCGCTTCGGCCGTCGAGGGCGGCACGATGCTGCCCATCGTTCAAGGCATGGAGCGCGCCTATGGCCGCCTCACAGGCGGCGACAAGGGCGAGCAAGAGGCCATCGAGCGCATGCGGATCCGCGAGCAGGAGCAGCAGGCCGCAGCCTTCGCAGGCTCGGCCGTGGGCTTTGGCGCGGGCGTCTTCACGGGCGCAGCGGAGACGGGGGCGCTCGCGCGCATCGGCACCGCGGGCGCACGCAAGGTGATGGAGTATGGCGCCAAGGCAGCCGAGAAGGCTACGGCCCGCATGGCCGAGGACAGCCTAAAGCGCGCGATCAAGGGCGCAGCGGCGCGAGGAGCGACGGAAGGCGCCCTGCTCGGCGCCGGCCAGCTCACGAAAGACCTCGTGCTCGACGAGAACATCACGTTCGAGCTCGTGACCGAGCGCCTCATCGGCGGCGCGCTTCTCGGCGGCGCTGGCGGCGCTGCGTTCGAGGGCCTCGGCGCAGCCGCAGCCAAGGCCGCGCAGAAGGTCGGCGCCGAGAGCGTGGGCGCCATGGTCGGCGCGGGCCTCGGTGGCGCGATGGGCGGCATCCCGGGCGCCATCGGCGGCGGCATCGTGGGCAAGAAGGCCGGCGCGTTCCTCGGCCGTTCGGCGGCCGCTGGCGAGCGCGCAGCGATCCAAGAGCTCGCAGACCGCGAGGCCCGTGCGACGGCCGAAGCGACGGGCAAGGTCACGCGCCGCGACATGACCGCAGCCGAGCGCCGCGCCGTGCTCGACGCGGACCAGGAGGAGCTCCTGAGCCGCCAGGCGCTGCGCGAGGAGGAGCTCGGCGGCGGGCTCGACTCGGCGGAAGCCGAGCTCCAGCGCCAGCGTGCCGCGGAGCTCGAGCGCATGCAGCGGGAAAACTTCGCGGCCGCGGACAACATGGCCCCGCGCGTCGAAGAGCTCGCGCGCATCATGCAGGACGAAAACAGCGAGCTGGCGCGTCAAATGCGTTCGCGCCTCGCGACGGCCGAAAAGGACATGGACGACATCGCCCGTGGCATCGGCGACTTCCGCGAGGGCCTCATGGCCAAGGCCATGAAGGGCTACCAAGCCGCCTACGAGGGCGTCACGGGCGGCGCCAAGATCCGGCAGGTGCAAAAGCTCGCGGCCGAGCTCCCGGCCGAAGAGGCCGCATCCTTCGTGAACGTGGCGCGCGAGCGCATCACGCAGGAGCTCACCACGTTCGCCGATGCGCTTGAGCGCGACGTGGCCGGCTTCCCCGGCATCAAGGGCGCGTTCACCAAGCAGGTCGAGCAGCTCCGCAAGGCCGCAACGGGCGTGCAGCGCGTAGCGTTCGAGGCCGAGCCCGCGAAGGCCCTGGCCGAGATCCACAACCTCGGCGATCGCGCCAAGCGCGAGCTCGACCGCGTGCTCGCCAAAGGCCCCGGTGGCACCGCAACGCTCGACGAGCGCGATTTCTTCCGTCGGCTCACGCGCGAGGACGGCGCGACCGGGCTGCGCTCCGCGCTCACCGACGAAGCCGTGTTCGGCGAGGGCATCGCGGCGCTTCAGAGCGAGGTGAACCAGGCGTGGCGCAAGAGCATTAACGAGCTCAAAGACACGTCGCGCCGCTACATGCGCGAAGGGCTCGACCCCAACGAGCTCGACCCGTTCCTCGTGGACCAGATCGTCGACCCGTCGAAGATCATCCCGCAGATCAAGGCCATCGGCACGCCCGAGCAAGCCGCAAACCTCGAGACGCTGCGCCGCTTCGTGGAGTCGCAGAAGCGCTTGCAGCGCGTCGCGGCCGAGCGCTTTGACCTCTCGCCGCGCCAGCGCGAGCGCGTCATGGCGAGCCTTTCGGCGCTCGACAAGATGGGCACCGAGCTTCAGCGCGCATCGGTGGCGAGTCAAACGCTCGAGGCGGCCCGCTTCCTAAAGCAAG